ACGCCGCGAGGTGCTATGCCGCACCGTGAGCCAGATTTCCCCCGGGGCTGGGTCACCCCCCACCCCTTGACGAAACCGCAGGTCAATAAGGTGGACGCTCGTTCTTGGCGTCCTGGATGGCCTGCTCGCGGGGCGTCAAGACTGGCAGCAGCCCTGGGTGGGAGGGGCGGGGGCGGGCTCTGCTCGGGAGCGGCCCGCGGGCGGCGACGGCCTGCAGCGCGGTGCGCTTGCGGTGGTGGTAGCCGCACAGGGTGCGCAGGTTCTCGGGCCGGTGGTCTTCGGGGTCGCCGATGTGGTCGGCGTCGGTGCCGGCCTGGGTGCAGCGTTGCCCGTCCTGGATCCAGGTGCACTGGTGGTCGTCGCGGTCGAGGACTGCGGCGCGGAGGGCTTTCCACCCCCGGGGTCTGGGGGTGGTGCGCCATGCCCCGGGGGATTCTTTCCAGGGGGTGTTGTCGGGTGCTGTCACTGTCGTCATCACCCCCGGGGGGTCACTTCTTCGGGCAGAGGGTGGCGCGCAGTGCTGCGTTGAGCGCGGCGCCCTGGGCGTCGGTGAGGGGGTGGGCGTCGTTGCCGAAGCGCTGGGCTGCCGCGTGGTCAGGGTTGGCAGTACCGGCGTCGAGGGCCTGGCACTGGTTGCGGCTGTTGCGGACGGCCTTGTCGGGGTTGTTGGCCAGGCTCGGGTCGACCGCGGCGATGGCAGCCAGGAGCACGGCTTGTTTGGCGGCGTCGGGGGCGGCCGGGATGCCGGCGGCGGCTTCGGCGCTGCTGATGTCGACCGTGGGGGTCGAGTTGGGTGCGGACGACTTGTTGTCGTCGCTGTTGCAGGCGGTGAGCGTCAGGAGTGCGGCGGCGGCTATGGCCGCGGCGGCGATACGGGTACGCATCGGGCCAGCGTGGCGTATCGGGCGGTGCCGCGTGGTTGCTGTGACGGGGCTGTGACATGCGGAAGACCCCGGCTCGGTGAGCGGGGCCTTCGGGCATACGTCTTCGCAGAGATCGTCGCACCGGCTCTGAGCTGGCGTCAAGCGGCCTCGCGGGCTGCGGCGAGGGCAAGCACCTGCTCGGTGTCGTAGTAGGGCTGGCGAGGTGACCCACCGGCGCGTGCGAGTCGGCCACGGTGGACGAGGTCGCGCACGCCTGTGAGCTTGATGCCGAGGGTGTCGGCGACCTGCCGGGCGGACATGTGGCCGGCGGGCACGTACAGCGGTTCCATGCCCCCATGATGCCTCGCTGCTAGGGCTGCTGGGGACGCTAGTTCGCAGGCCAGGGCACGGTTAGGCCCCCTGCTGGGTTCTCGCAGGGGGCCGGGCCTAACGGCGGTCTAGCGGGCGGTGACGGCCTCGACGTCGGCGCGCTTGTAGCCGCGGCCGGCGTTGCCGCCGTCGCGCCAGATCTGCTTGACCGGGACCGCGGCCAGCTCCTTCTTGAGCCGGTCGACGTCCCACCCAAGGGCGTCGGCCAGTTCGGCGGACAGCAGCCCGTCGGCGTCACCGAAGGCTTCAAGGATGACCCCGAAGGTGCTGCTCTCGTCGGCTGGTGCGGCCCCGTCGGGCAGGGTCCCTGCGGCTGCGCGCAGTTGGTAGGCGGCCTCGGCGATCCCGGCGAGGTCGGCGTCATCGAGGAGGTACGAGCGCATCATGGTGGGTTCGGCGCCGTCGGCGTCGAGGATGCCGACGCCGCGGTGCGCCCTGCTGATGGCGGAGGCGTCGAAGCCCTTGCCGACCGCGCCGGGACCGAGGACGGCGTTGCTGGCGGTGGAGTCGGGGCAGCGCATCGCCCAGCGCAGGGAGCAGACGCCCTTGAGGGGGCCGGGGATGGCGTCGGTGGTCATGCGCTGGGTGGCCAGGACGAGGATGACGCCGGCGGCGGGGCCGCGGGAGGCGATGTCGACCATGAGGGCGGTGATCTCGTCGCCGATGGGTCCGGTGACGTAGTACCGGGTCTCGTCGATCACGGTCAGCTCGACGTCGACTCCGAGGGACCTGCAGAGGTCGGGGGTGAGCTTGGTGCCGGCGCCGGCCTCGTCGAGGAGGTCGAAGCGGCGTTCCATCTCGGCGACCATGCGCTTGAGGTGCCGCAGCAGCCGGGCCGGGTCGCGCTTGACGGCGGCGTGGGCGATGCGGCGCCAGGGCCGGTGGTCGCCTGCGCCCTTGCCGTCGAAGAGGTAGATCCGTGGGGTCACGGCCAGGGCCGCGGCGCCGACGATGGTGTTGGTCGCCACCGTCTTCCCGGCTCGGGGTTCGCCGGCGACGAGCAGGGAGGCGTCGACCAGGCGCAGCAGCTCGGCGCGTCCGCGGCCGTTGACGCCGACGGGGATGCCTGCCCAGAAGTCCACCGGCTCGCTGCGGCCGATCAGCGGGCTGGGGTAGACGCGCAGGAACGGGTCGTCCTTCGCGACGAAGATGGACAGGCGGCCGGCGTGTGCGGGGACGAGGTCGAAGACGACCTGCGTCTCCCCGACGCCCAGGGCGGACGCGAAGTCCGGCTCCTTGCCGATGGCTTTGCGGGCGCGCTGGCCGGGCGGGAGCTGCAGCGTGGTCGACCAGCCGGTGCCCTCGTTGAGGATCGGCGAGGCCAGGCGCATGTCTTCGACGTCGCGGCCGGTGCCGAGCTTCGCGGCGACCGCGGCCCTCGTGACGGCGTTCTCGCCGGGGGTGCGCTTGCCCAGGCCGGGGAAGCTCAGGGGCTTCTTGCGGTCGGCGAGGCGGCGCCGGGTCTCGATCGCGGTACCCGCGGCCAGGACGGTCCCGCCCGCGTATTCGGGGGTGTGGGGGTCGATGAGCAGCCACGATGCGCCGAAGGCGAGGACGGCGGCGCCGCAGCACCACCACACGGTGTGGCGGCGGCGGGTGCGGACGCGCTCGACGAACTCGGGGGACTCGCTGATGGCGGAGGCGTAGTCGTCGGCGCGCATCCACTTCCACCCGGTCTTCGTCATCCGGGCGGTGCCGATGACCGGGGTGGAGGCGACCACGTAGCCGGCGCGGATGGCGCGGCCGCCGTACTGCCAGCGGCGGGCGTGGTGGAGCAGGGTGCGCACCCACCGGTGTCCGCCGGTGGTGCCGGTGGGCAGGTCGGGGACGACGACGGGCGGGTCGGCCGCGGGCCTGGCCGGGGCTTCATCGGTGTCGGGCATCGTCTTGATCAGCGTGTCCGTCATGCTGGGTGGTTCTCCTGGGCTCGTGAGGGTCGGGAGCCCGGGGCGGCCGGTCTGCTTGGCCGCTGCACGGCCGCCCCGGGGCGTAGCTACTTCGCCTGCTCGGCGCGCTTGCGGGCGCCGTCGAGGATCCGGTCGACCTTGCGCTGCAAGTCGCGCAGGTACACGTCCTCGCCCGCGATGCTGCGCTTGGCCATCCGGGCGGTGTACCAGGCGACCTTCGCGGCCTCGGCCGCGGTCAGGGGCGGGTCGTTGGGGTGGGTGCGGATCACTTCGACCCCCTGCGGATGTCGCGGTAGATGCCGTAGACGACGAGGGCGACCAGTGCGGTGCAGGCGGCGGCGATGGCGAGGGCGACCGCGGCGAGAGCCACGGTGACCATGAGCATCGAGCCGCCGATACCGATCGCCAGCCACTTGCCTGCGGTGCCGGCGGCGGACTGCTGGATCACCACAGGCGGTTGCTGCTGCGGTTGCTGCTGGGCGAGCTGCGCGGCCTGGATCGCGGCGAGCATCATGGCGAACTGCTCGCCCTGCTGCGCGGCCTCGATGGCGTCCTGGGATGCCTTGTTGATGTCGGTCATGCGGTCACCGCCAGAGCGGCGCGGCGGACGCGGCGGCCGTAGCTGTCGCTGGTTCCGAGGCGGGTTCCGATGGCGGTTCCGGTGAGCTTCGGGTCGGTGGCCAGCCAGTGCCGGGCGAGGTTGACGTGCTCGACGGCGACACCGGGCGGAACCTCGACCGGTTCCGGCTGCGGTCCCACCGGTTGAGCCTCCGCTTCCTTCCGTTCCGGCCCGGGTACCGGCTCGGCGAAGGGACTGGGTCCGTGCTGGTCGGAGCCGGTTCCGGCGAGGAGTTCCGCGACGGGGACGAGCGGGCCGAACGCGGGGACCGGCCCCCACCCGGGCACCGCGGGCGCGGGCGGGTCGACCCGCTCGATCACCACTGGTTCCGGCGCCGGTTCCGCCGGAACTGCGACCGGTTCCGCCTCGGGGATCACGGCCCCGGCGTGGCCCTTGCCGAGTCGCTCGACGCGGACCAGGACGAGGACCGGCAGCGCGGACACGGCGACGATCAGGTACCAGGTGACCGCGAGGTGCCCGGCTGCGATCAGGTGCGAGGCGGCGTTCACGGCGATCATCACCAGGGCCACGGCGGGCACGTCCCGGCCGGTACGGATCGCCCGCAGCGTGTAGATGTCCAGCGACGCCGGGAGCCCGGCGGCGAGGTGCCCGAAGCCGCAGGCCTGCCCGAGGGCGTATTCGGCCGGCGCCATGGTGACCAGAGCGGCCAGCATCGCCCCGGCCTTGAGGTAGTCGCGCTGCTTCACCGGCCACCGCCGAGGGGGTTCTCGATGGCGAGGCGGTTGGCTACCAGGCGGACGCGGCGGGCGACCTCGTACATGTCGTCGGCGAGCTGGTCGAGGCCGGCGACGTCGTAGTCGAAGTGGTCGCCGTCGAGGAGGTGCACGGCGACGTAGACCCGTGAGCCGTTCGCGTTCGACGGGGTCGGGAAGGGGTCCTGCCACAGCATCAGTTCGAGCAGGCGCCGGGGGCCGCGGCGGGTGCCGACCGTGATGTCGATGGACGGGCCGACGTGGGCGATGTCCTCGCGGCGGGGCGGCAGGACGGTGCCGTCTTCGGCCGTGATCGGCTGGTGGTGGGTTCCGGTACACCAGGACGGCTCGGTGAGGGTGACGTCCCCGGCGTCCAGGGTCGGGACGGTGATGGTGCGCCTCATGCCTGGCCACCGCCGTCCGAGGTAGACACCCACACCGTGTACTCGACGGGGGTGTCGGCGGTTCGCTCGGTCAGCCGCTCGACCACGCCGGGCAGGTCGGCGCCGCGGTCGATGATGCTGCTGAGGGCGATGCGGGCCGAGACGGCGCGCTGGTGGAGCAGGTCGGCGCGGGCCTGCTCGTCGGCGTAGGTGAGGACGGCGCGCGGCACGTCGATGGCGTCGCGGATCGCGGTGAGCAGGTCGAGGACTCCGCTGTCCAAGGTGGCCTCGCCCTTGCGGGTGGCCTTCCCGGCGGCGTCCTGCGTGCGGCCCTTGGCGAGGAGCCCGTCAACGATCTGCCGGGCGGACGCCGGGGCGATCACCTGCGACAGGTACTCGATGGCCGCGGTCTCGACGTCGGGGCGGTGCCAGCCGGACGAGGTGTCGACGACGGTGTACGGCACGGGCAGGTCCGGGTCCGCGGGCAGGACGAGGGGCTCGTCGAGGTGCCCGGTCATCGGGCACCGGCCGGGCGGATGCTGCCGGTGACGCCGGCCTGGGTGGCGGTGATGCGCAGGGTGCGGGCGCCGGTGCGGCGGATGATGCCCGCGGCGATGAGGCGCCGGACGGGCGGCTGGGTTGTGCTGTACGACATAAGATTCGGCATAGCCGAGTCCTCCTGGTCAGATCAGGAAGTGCTTGGTCTGGAGGTCGGGCGGCGCGCGCGCCCTGGGGATGCCAGTCCCCGGGAGCTGCCGTCCGGCCTTCCCTATTCGGTTGTGGGCTCCGCGGGTGCGGAGCCCTTCTTCTTGGCCTTCTTGATGGCCTTGTCCACGGCGGTCCAGCTCTTACCGAGGTCGTTCGCGACGGCGTACACGCTGCCCAGCTCTGCGACGCCCTCGGCGAGGGCGTCGGCGCGGCGTTCGGCGGACTCGGCGACGAGGTTGGCGAGCTGTGCCAGCAGCGCGTCTTCCCCGTGGACCCGGTCCCGCCAGGGCGGTGTGTCCATCCCTGACACGCTATCACACCCCAGGTGTGATACGACAGTTGTCACGACGCCTGAACCAAGTCGTCCTGGACGTTCCGCAGCCACGCCCACAGCCGCTGGGGATACTCCGCCCGGCACCACGCGCACGCGATGGTGTCAGTGCCTCGTGGTAGGCGCAGCACGGCCCCGCACAACACCCCGTCGTAGACCGCCGGGCAGTACCCGATCCGCACACCCGGGCGTTCGGCCGGCGCCGTGATCGAGGTGACCTCGCGGTACACGTCCCGGATCTCGCCCGCAAACTGCCCCGCCTGAGGCCACCCGGCCGCGATCCACGGCAGGTTGACGGTGAGCGCCTTCACCGCGGCCTCGATGCGGGGCTCGATCCCGGCCGGGACGACCGGCGCCGACCACCCGCGGTCGTCGTGAAGGGCCGCCCGCCAGTCCTCCAGGACGCCGACGATCCCACCGGGGCCGCGCAGCACCAGCGGGTGTTCGACGAGCGGCATCGGTGCGTCGGCCCGGGTGCCGTGCCCGCCGTTGCCGCGGGGCCAGTTCGACCCGAGGGGCAGCAACTCCTCGGCCAGGTCCCGGTAGAGATGCGGGAACGCGGCGAGTTGCTGCCCGAGCGTTGCGGTGCACGGGTCGCACAGGTACGCGGTGCCGTCCTGGGACTGCTGGCACAGCTCGCAGGCGCTGCTCACTCCTGCTCCTCGGTGGTCAGCGCGTCCACCGCGTCCGCGCGGCGGCGCGCGGCTCGGCGGCCCCGGAAGTCGTCCCAGATCCGCCCGCCGAAGTGGATGAGCAGGCAGGTGTCGACGCCGATGACGATGCCGTCGAGGAGGAAGACGGTCTGGTCGAAGCTCATGGCTGGTCTCCTTCGGTGTGGTGCGCCGGCCGGTCAGCGAGCGCGGCCGTGGCAGGCCTTGTAGCGGCGGCCAGAGCCGCAGGGGCAAGGGCTTGTGCGGGCGACCGTCGGGAAGTCGGCCGAGACCTGAGCGGACCCCCGTGTCATCTCACCTGTGCAGGGCTCGCACAGGTGCCCGTTGATGCTGAGCGGTCCGAGCGTCGTGAGGTACGGGAAAACCAGCTTCGTGCGCCGGCCGCAGAGGTCGCATTGGTGGTCCCAGCGGTAGCCCGCCGTCTGCGCGTGCTGAACGACCTTGGCTATGCAGGCGCGGTCCATGCAGACCAGGGACGGCGGGTCGCACGACAGCAGCATGGGCCGGACCTGGTTGGTGTGCGCGCACAGGCGGGTGGGGCCCGCGCTGAACGCGGCCAGCATCATCTTCAACCGGGGGCGGACCATGCGCCGGCGGAGCGCCAGGTCGTCCGGGAAGGTGCAGAGGAAGGCTCGGTCGCCACGGGTGGCGGCGGCGGCCACCATCCCGAAGCTCATTCCGGCTGCGTCACGGGTAGCTGCGTCGAACTGATCGAGCAGGCCCACAGGTAGCAGGTCGTTCAGGTCGGGGAGGTTGTTCATGACGCTCTCCAGCTCGGCGTCGTCGAGGAAGCGTCGTTCCGTCATGGGTGGTCTCTTCTCCTGCGGATGGTGACTCTGCGTCTTGTCGGAACCGCTGCTGTCGGAACTCGGTTTCCGACAGAGGTTCGCGGGGCGACCTGGGCTTTCGCGCGCCGCACGATTTTTCATTGAGGTTGTTTGTCTATTAATGTCTGTTTCTAGGGTGAGTGGCTGTCGGAACTTTGATTCCGACGGTTCCGACGTTCCGACAGCACTGACGGTCACCCCCTAGTCCGGGGCGGTGCTGCCGGCGACCATGAGCCCGCCGTCCAACGGCACGATCCATCCCCGGTCGACTCCATAACTGAGGACCGCTGGCCACAAAGCATCGGTCTGGCCCGAACTGCGGTACTGCTTGCGATCCGTGGGCGCGACACAGTTCCGATTGACGTCGCGGGCCGGGATCTCGCCGCCGTGACGCACGAGATACCGGTACGCGCGCTTGGCGACGTTCACGACGGTGGGATGCGTGCCATGCATCGCCTCGTAGACCGCCGAATTCGACTCCACGGCCGTCTGCACGGCCTCAGCGACCCGGGCCTCCCTCTGTGCCCGCAAGCGGCGCCGTGCCGCTTCCTGGACGCCGTCGCGGACCTTCGTGGACGTCCGCCACATCACGGCCGCCAAGTCCCAGTCCGCATCGGTGACCGCGGTCCGCCCGTGGAGCAGGGCGAGAAGGGCCGCGCATTTCAACCGCCACAGCGGCTCGTGCGTGTCCAGCGGGAACTCCTCGCCCCGCCCGAACGCGATCTCCAGTGCGAGGTCATCGAGTTCCTGGGTGACCCGCGCGGGGACCCGGATGGTGGTGTTGCGCAGGGTCGACACCCAGGTCGTCACCGGGACGTCCTTGCCCTGCTGCGTGGTCACGGTGACCGGCCCGGTCTCGGCCGGCCGCTCCCTCGGGGTGTCCCGGCTCAGCCGGGAGTGCGCCCAGGCGAGCCGCTGCGGGAGACCGATCGAGCCCATCTCCAACAGCCGAGCAGCCGGCTCCTCCTGCACGCCCAGGGACATCGACAGCGTGTAGCTGCCCTTGTGGAGTACGCGGCGCCGTTCCAGGTCAGCGTTCGACGTACCCTGCCGCTCACTCATCCACGCCTTGCACAACACGCCGTTGAGGGTGGCGCCGACGGCCATCTGCGCCATCGCGTCGAGCACGCTGCCCTCGGTGGCGAGCGCGTAGCCGCGGGACGTGGACTGCACGAGGATCTTCTTCTTCCCCTTGTCATCCTCGGGGTCGGCCTGCAGCTCCAGGTAGGAGGCGATGACGCCCTGCCCGGTGGAGATGTCGATGTGCGCGAGGTCGGTGGCCGGGAAGGGCGCCAGCTCCTCCGCGGTGCCTTCGGCGTTGCCCTTGCCGGTGCCGGGCGGCCCGAACAGCCCGCAGTACCAGCACAGGGTGGCGGGCGGGTGGATGCCGCTGGCGGCACGCACGCTGGGGTCCGCCATGGCGGCGACGCGGGCGAGCAGGGCGTGCAGGACTGCGTCGGGGGAGGTGCGGCGGGCGCGCGCCATCTGGTGGATTTGGCCGAGCGTCGGCGAGGAGTCCCAGAAAGCTGCTGGCAGTCGGTCCTCTGGTTCCTCGGGTTCGGTGGTGTCGGCGGGCTCGTCCGGCTCGGGATCGTTGGCCAGGTCGCTCCAGTCGACTGGCGGCGCGGCGTCAGCGATCAGCGCCCGCAGCTCGGCTGCTGTATCGCGACGGGAGACCGGCGGCCAGGGGTGCCGGGGCTGGGCGATCCCGGCGCGCAGCCCGGACTCGATGGTCGGCAGCGCCCGCCCTTCGGGGTGGTTCCCGGCGCGGGCGGCGGACAGCAGCCAGTCGCGAGCCTCGGCCTCACCGACCGCCCCGGCGCCGACGAGGGTGCCGACGTTGAACGCCGCGGTGTTGATGGTGTTGTTCTGCGCGCCGTCCGGGGCGCTGGTGATCGCGTCACACTCGGCCTGCAGCGCCTTCTGCGTATAGGCGTCCAGGCGGTCCGACGACACGGTCAAGGCGCCGCCCGCCGGGGCCGAGCGGGGCGGGGCGAGCTTGTTGAGCGCGGCGTCTACGCCCCGCTGGATCTCCTCCGAGGTCGTCACGCCGCCCTCCCCGCGGCAGGTGTGAGGGCGGCGGGCCAGGGGGTGGCGGGCGGCAGGAACTGGCCGTGGCCGGACCACCGGTAGCGGCCTCCGCTGCCGCTGACGGACGGGGACAGGAGGATGTACCCGTTGTGCTTGACGTCGAGGCCGGGGCCGAGCGTGCCGGGCAGCTGCACGCCCGGGGTGCGGTAGAGCATGTGCAGCCCGTCCCCGCCGGTGAGCTGCATGACGGTCCCGGGCAGGACACCGACCCGCTCCTCGAGCACGCCGAGCGACAGGTGCCCGTCGTGCCGCGGGTCGATGTCCAGGACGGCCCAGCCGTTGAGCGCGCAGGGGGCGCCGATGTTCGCGTTCGGTTCCTCCGTCCACCACCTGTGGATGAGGTCGTGGTCGGTGGTGGCCGCGTGGAAGCCGTGGCAGGTGCGAGCGGCGCAGCGGCACTGCTCGGGGCGGTGCTCGATGTACGCCGGGTTCGGCCGCCCGGGGGCCGGGGGACGGCACTGCGGGCAGTTGGCGAAGGGCGCCTTGTCCGGCCGGACGCGGAACACCCGGACGCCCATCGAGGCGTAGGCGTGCGCGGCGTCGCGCAGGGCCTGCGGGATCGGCAGGAAGCGCTCCTTCACCGCTGCACCTCCGGGAAGTAGTAGGCGCCCACGGGGCGGCCGACGCAGCGCGACCGGCGCAGGCACACCCGGGGCCGGTCGGGGTGGCCGGCCGGGTGGATGTGCTGGTGGTCGCAGAACGGGCAGTCGACGACGAGCAGCATCAGCGGGCGCTGCTCGCGGTCGAGCCGGTCCGTGCTGGCGGTGAGGACGAGCCGGGCGGCGGCCGCCCGGATGCCCTGCGGGGTGCGCTCGGGCTCTGGCCCGGCGGTCGATCCATAGCTCTCGACCTGCTCCCCGTCGATCGGGAAGAGGGAGAGCGGCCCCGCGATGGCGGTGTTCACGAACGGTGGCTCTTTTCTGTCCGTGTGGTCGGTGGTCGTCCGTCGCGCGCGGGGCGCCCAGCGGGTGGGCTGGGCGCCCCGCGCCGCGGGCGGCTATCCGGTGCGGCGCCGGGCGCGGTGGAGCGCGGCGGCCAGGACGGCGCGGGTCTCGGTCACGCCGTGCGGGTCGCTGCCGATGACCTCGATCTCCGCTGCGTCGGCCAGAGCGCCGACGATGTAGTCGGCGTCCCAGTCGTGGAAGGTGTGGGCGTCGCCGATGGACAGGCGGACGATCGAGCCCTCCGGCGCCCTGGTGAGGCCGCCGTACTCGCGGGTGCGCGCGGGGGGCGAGGCCGCCCCGCGTTCGTCAACGAGCTGCATGGTGAGCACAGCGCGCACCGCCGGCCCGGCGGGACGGATCGGGGAAGACGCGGTCACAGCCCGGCCTCGGTGATGACCAGTTCCAGGGCGCTCCGCAGCGCCCGCACCGTGAGCCCCTTGTCCCGGGAGGCTGCCAACGCGTCGGCCATGGCGTCGATCGCACAGCCGAACCGTGAGTTGGAGTACGCCACCACCTCTTCGTGGCCGCCGACCTCGGCGAGGTGCCAGCCCTGCGCGTTGTCGATCGAGCGGTGCAGCAGCTTGGCGACATCGGTGGGGTTGGTCGTGAGCCCGGTCAGCGACTGCGTCACGGCCGCCATGGCGAGGTGCTGGGCGGCGGACGGGAGCGGTCCGGCCAGCCGCGCGGCCTGGTCCTGCTCGCCGGCCAGCACGTCCCGCATCGCGGCGAGCTTGGGTAGCAGCGCGCCCAGGTCGGCGATGAGTTTGTCGGTCCCCGCGAGGTCGAGTTCGCCTTCGCTCTGCGGCTCGCTGTACACCGACAGGAAGGTCGGCCCGACCGGCTCGCCGTCGCACTCGTCCGTGAACAGGTACGCGTTGAGGATCGCGCCCTTCTCGCCGGCGCAGGTGACGCGCTCGGCCACGTCGCACTCGGTGGGCGGGACGTAGGCGGTCGGCTCGATCAGGTCGATGACGTGCTGGGCGGCCCCGTCCAGGTCGCCGGCTTCGATGACGCCGCGGGCGACCGTCCGCAGGGCCGCCGCCTGCCCGGGGGTGACCCCGTTCTCGCGGATGCTGTCGGCGACACGGCCCATGAGTGCGGCGGTGCTCTGATCGATCGGGGAAGGCGGCGCCGTTGCCGCCTGTGCCATGCTGTTCATAGAGCTGATCCCTGCTGCTAGCTGGTACTGGTGGATGCGGATTGCTCGACAGGCGCCCCCGGCTCGACCCCGGGGGCGTTGTCGTTCCCCTGGGGCAGAAGCCCCAGGAAGCGGTGGAGGTCGACGAGCCTGGCCACGCGGCGGCGGCCGAGGCGGATGACCTCGATGGGCAGCCGGTTCTCGGCGGCCAGCTGGTACGTGGTGGATTCGGCGAGGCCCAGGGCTTGGCCGACGGTCGGCCAGAGCGGCACGACGGCCGGCTGGTCGAGGATCTGCGCGATGGTGAGCGTCGGGGCGGTCACGCCGACTCCCGAACTTGGACGTACGGCCTGAGGAGTTGGGACAGCTCGCGGAGTTCCAGCACCACCGCCAGGCGGTACAGGGACTCGACGGACAGTTGCTTCTCGCCCCGCTCGACCTTGGACAGATGCCCCGGGTCGATACCGGAGCGTTGAGCCACGGTCCTCAGCGTCAGTCCACGGGCCGTACGGACAGCGCGCAGCGGAGGAGAGGACCGCAGGTCAGTTGAGAGACTGACTTCGGTGTGCATAGGAGCAGACTGCACCCGAAGTGGCCGAGAGTCAAACCCCTCGCAGAGTCCTGTCTGTTCAGGCGTTGACCATCGGGCTACAGTTGCCCCATGAGCAACGAACCCGCCCCCACGCTGGACGACGACCTCCCCCACAGGGTCGTCACAATGAATCAGATCGTCGCGTACAACATCGCGTACTTCCGCAAGGCCAACGCCCTTACGCAGGAGGAGCTAGGGAAAAGGCTTGAAGAGATCACGGGGAAGAAGTGGTCGAAAGCCACGATGAGCGCAGTAGAGCGCAGCTGGGACGGATCACGGGTGCGTTCTTTCGACGCCGATGATCTACTTGCATTCAGTCGCGCGCTCGAATGCCCCGTGAGTGGGCTGCTGCTCCCCCCTGAGGACGACGGCACGGTGATCGAGTATGGGTACGAGAACGTAGGCACGGGCACGTTTCGAGCTAGCACGGCAGACAGGCCAGGGACGGCCACCGACCTGCTGTCCCAACTGTTCGCGTCCGAGTACGAAAAGCCCTCCGAACAGGCATTTTATGAAAGAGTGAGGGCAGCTTTCGATTTCTATTTCGGGGACATCCCGGAAGGTTTCTTCGTGAATGTTCGACCAGAGTACGAAGACGACTTCGTCATGCGAGAACATCAGGTACTCAAACTGCGGGGACAGATTTCGACGCTGCGAGAGGTGATGGCAACGCTCGATCGTGCGGCAAAGAGGATCGATGAAGCTGACGCTAAGGCCCACAAAGAGTGGCAGAGAAAGCAAGAGGGCGAACAATGAAGGGTTCGACGTACCGCCGCTGCTACTGCCGCGGCGAGGACGGCAAGCCGCTGGGTAAGGCGTGCCCGCAGCTGTCCAGCCGGCGGCACGGGGTGTACGCGGTTCGGCAGGAGCTGCCGCCGCGTGAGGACGGCACCCGGCGGTCGTTCTCCCGCAGCGGATACACCGCGGCGAAGGACGCACAGGAGGCGCTCGACGCCGTCCGTGCGCTGCTGGCCCTGCCGGACTCCGACGATGCGGACGCACAGGTCCAGCTCGGCGACCTCCTCGAAGGGGTCTCCCAGGACAAGGACGCACCCCTGCCCGACCTCGCCGAGACCCGGCGCCGGCTGCAGTACGGGCAGAAGCTCACCTCGGCCATGACCGTCGGCGACCTCCTCGACGAGTGGCTGGAGGCCAAGCGGAAGACGAAGCGGGCCACCACCGTCAACAACTACGCCTCACGCGTCGAGTACCACCTGCGGCCCGGCGTCGGGCACTACCGGCTCGACCGGTTCAACGTCGGGCACTGCCAGTCGTACTTCGACACGATCGACGACGCCAACGACGTCATACGGGCGGAGAACGCCGCCCGCCGCGAGCAGGCCGCCCGGGCGACCTGGGGGAAGCGGGCACGCCCGCCGGCCGCGGAGCGGGAGCGCCTGGACGCCGAGCGGGAGAAGCTGGCCAAGATGCCGCCCTTCCGCCGCATCACCGGGCCGGCGACCAAGCTGGAAGTCCGCAACACCCTGAGGTCCGCACTGAACTTCGCGATCCGCCGGCAGTACATCACCTTCAACCCGGCCGCGTTCGTCGAGCTGGAGACCGTGCGCCGCGCGAAGGGCATGCTGTGGACGGCCGAGCGGGTCGCGCGCTGGGAGGCCACCGGGGAGAAGCCGGGGCCGGTCATGGTGTGGACGCCGGTGCAGCTCGGCGCTTTCCTCGACGCGGCGGAGGACCACCGGCTCTATGCGCTGTTCCACGTCGTCGCCCACCACGGGCTGCGTCGCGGTGAAGCGGTCGGCCTGGATTGGCAGAACATCAACTACGCGGCCCGCACTGTCGGCGTGGCCCGGGAGATCGTCCGAGACGGGTACACGCCGATCGAGACCGATCCGAAGACTGACGGCTCGGCCGCCGCGGTGAAGGTCGACAGCGGCACCGTGGCGGTGCTGCGGGCGCACCAGGAGCGGCAGGCTGCCGAGCGGAAGCAGCGGGAGAAGGACCGGCTGCCGTGGACGGACACGGGGAAGGTCTTCGTCCAGGAGGACGGGACGTGGTTGCACCCGGATTCGGTGTCGGACGCATTCCAGGAGATTCGCGAGGCGGCCGGGCTGCCGCCGATCAACCTGCGTGACCTGCGTCACGGGGCGGCGGCGTTGGTGAAGGCCGGCGGCGGGGACTTGCACGACGCGAAGGTGAAGCTGCGGCACGCGACGATCGTCCTGACCTCGGACACCTACATGGAGTTGTTCGAGGAGTACGAGGACGAGCTGACGGAGCGCTCCGCTGCGGCGGTGCCGCGGGCGCGGAAGGCTCCGGAGAGCACAGCCGCTCACGCATCGCTCACGCAGACGCCTGCTGAGTGATCTTCGCTCCGGGCCATCTGCACGCTGACCTGGGTGAAGTTGGAGCCCCCTGTCGGGTTCGAACCGACGACCTACGCTTTACAAGTCGATAGGTTCACCGCCGGGGGGCTCCGGCTGCTCTGACTCACGCCGGGGAGTCCAGGTCAGGGGCTTGTCGCCGCTGGCCCACTCCAGCGAATCCGGGTCACTCCGGGACGCCCGCTCACGCACCGCTCACGCAACCCGGGTATCCGATCCGGCGCCTGACCTGCGCTGATCCCATTGTCCCGTACCCGCCCGGCAACGGCAACGACCAGACGCAGCACAGAGCCCCGACCGCTTCCGACCGGGGCTCTCGTCGTACTGCCTCCTACGGGGCAGGCTTAGCCCGCTTGCGCTCCAGGACGACGAGCGGGCAGTTCAGGGCGTCGGCGATCCTCGACAGGTTCGCTGGGGTGGCGCTGCGCCACCCGGATTCGATCTCACCCATCAACTGCTCCGAGATGCCGACCTGGCGGGCGAGCGCCCGCTTCGTCAGGCCGGCCTTCTCCCGCGCCCAGGTGACCGCCTCCGGCTCCTGGTGCAGCCGCTCCGGTTTGGTGCGGGAACGCGGTCCGGGTGGTGTCATGTTCGCTCGTCCTGGGGTGTGGGCCGGCCGCCCTACGGGGAGTGCAGGGCGGCCGGGGTGACCGCGGCGATCGGCCGCCACGGTCGGCTTGATGGTCGGGGACGTCTCAGCGCGGGGACTGTAAGACCGGCACGGAGTCGCGCCGCCCGACGAACCGGGGGTCCCGGAAGCGCACGTTGCCGTCGCTGTCGTCGGGGTGCTCGTCAAGGGGCAAGATCCCCAGGGACGTCACGCAGCCGGTGCAGGCGTACACCGGCAGGGCCGCCCCGGAGCCGCGTTCGATCGCGGCGACGAGCACGGCGTCGTCGTCGGGAACGGACTTCTTGTGCCAGCGGCAGTGCTTCATGGCGAGGTTCCTTCGGCGTGGCAGGGGCAGCCGCAGATGTACGTCTGCAGCGGTGGCCATTCGGGCGGCATGGTGGGCAGGCGCTGATCCCAGACCCCCGGGCACGACCGGTGGCCCTCGGGCACGCTCAGGGTGGTGGCGCCGTCGCACCACACCGACACCGGCACCAGCGCGGGGACGGTCACCGGGCGTCCTGCCGCGGCGACAGCAGCCCCTTGGTTCGCATCCGCTCCGCCTGCTCCTCGGACGCCAGCGCCGGGCGGACGACGCCACGGCGGGCGTTCCACTCCAGTCCTCCCCGCGGGGGTCGCAGCGCGCACCAGTCCGGCTCGACGGCCATCACCCGGGCCAGTTCGTGGCGGTTGGTGTCGACGACGAGGTCTCCCACCTCGACCACGACCAGGTCGCGATCCGCATGCGGAGCACCGGTAGTCTCTGGCATGTCGTCGCCCCTTCCGGCGCCGGCCGTTGCCCCGGGCCTGCAAGCCGCGGGGCATCTTGCTGCCCGCCCCGCACGTCGGCGCACAGGGCGGGCGCTCACCTGACGGTAGGGATGTGCTGTTCGCCAACGCGACCAATGTTCACTGATGTTCACGACACCATCGTGACGAGTGACGATGTGCCAGACGCGGTCTTGACCAGCCCGGGCGCACACGCGACGGTGGTGAACAGTCGTGAACATCGCCAAGCGTCGGAGGCAGAGATGGCATTACGGTTCATCGGCATCGACCCCAACACCGGGACCGGCGAGAGCCCCACCGTGTGGGTCGACCAGGAGAAGCGCGAGTTCGTCTTCCAGGGGTGGAAGCCGGACGCGGCGACCACCGCGGAGTGCGCAGCGTTCGAGGTGCCCGGCCATGCGGTCGGCATCCCGGACCACGAAGCCGTGATCCGCATCCCCGCCAGCATGGTGGACATGATCAGGAAGGCGTGCGATGTCCTCGACTCTGCCGTCGTTCGCTGACCTCCTCGACGGCGCACGGCACTCAGCCGTCCACCTGGAGATGCGAGACGCCTACGGCGTGACCAACGAGGCCGAGGACTTCGCCCGGTGGCTGGCCACCGGTGAGCGCGATCTCGACCCCGCCTCGCCGTACTGGGGGCCGTGGGTGGACCTGGTCGCCCGCGCGGTCGCCCGCGGCGTCGCGGTGCGCCGAGCCCGGATCGTGTCCGAGCCGGTCACGGCGTACATCCGCTTCGAACATGCCGGCACGGTCGTCAACGTCACCGCCGGCGAGCAGGTGCGGTGGCTGCCCCGCCGGCAGGCCAGCGATATCGCACTGCCGGGCAACGACTTCTGGCTCATCGACGGCAAGACGATCCGGTGGAACCACTTCACCGGCGACGGCGGCAGCGCACCCGGTCAGATCAGCACGGACCCCGTGGCGGCAGAGCTGTGCGCATCCGCGTTCGAGGCCGTCTGGTCGAGGGCGGTACCGCACGACGAGTACAAGATCCGCTAAGCGAAAGGCCACGCCAGCACATGCCCGTGTCCCCGTCGTCCGCCGCCCAGGCCGCCCGCGAGGCCGTCGCAAAGCGTCTTCGCGACCTGCGCGCGGACGCGGGGATCACCGGCACCGAGCTGGCCCGCCGATGCGGCTGGACCCACCCCAAGATCAGCCGAATCGAGAACGCGCACACACCACCATCGCCCCGCGACATCCGCATGTGGTGCGCAGCGTGCGGCTTCGACGACCAGGCGCCCGACATCATCGCCCAGTCACGCACCGCCGAGGCCCTGTACACCGACTGGCGCCGCACCGTCCGCGCCGGCCTGCGGCAACTCCAGGAGTCCTACAACGACTTCTTCCGGGCCACCACGCACTTCCGTGTCTACTCGCCGACCCTGGTCCCCGGCCTGCTCCAGACCGAGGGCTACGCTCACGCGCTTCTCTCCTTGAACGCGCGTCTCCTCACCATTCCGGACGACTCGGCGGAGGCCGCCATCGCCCGGATCCAGCGGTCGGAGATCGTCCACGAGCGGGGCCGGCGCTTTGTGTTCCTCATCGAGGAAGCCGTCCTGCGCTACCAACTCGGCGATCACGATGCGATGGCGGCACAGCTCGGCTACCTGCTGACGGCCGGCGCGCTCCCGGCGGTGTCGCTGGGCATCATCCCGAGCGCGACCCGCGAGCGCCTCCTATGGCCTCAGGAGGTCTTCCACATCTACGACGATTCGCTCGTCTCCATCGAGCTGCTGGCCGCGCGGGTCCGTGTGACCCAGCCGAGCGAGATCGCGCTATATGTCACCGCATTCGAGCGGCTGCGGCGGATGGCCGTGTACGGGGCGGAGGCGCGCGCCCTGATCGTGCGGGCCATCGAAGCGCTGGGGTGAGGCCCGGCCGCGCAACCGGCCAGGCCGTCCACCGCACTGCCCAAGTGGATGGGATCCCACCACGGTACCCGCCGGGTATGACATCCGGGCATGACGAAAGCGCCCCCGCCAGGCCGAAGCCAGGCAGGGGCGCAACGTCAGTGCTGGAAGAGGGCGATGGCCGCGGCGACGGCGCCACCGATACCGCTGATCACCCCGAGCGTCGGCAGCGGCCACCGCGCACGCTCCAGGGACCGCAGCCGGGCCTCATGGTCGGCGACGTCCGTGCGGACCTCGGTGTACCCGTCCCGCAGGTTGTCGAGCTTCGTCTCCACCCGGGATACCGCGTCGTGCAGCGACCTCATCTCCTGGTACATCTGCGACGAGCTGATGTAGACCCCGGGGTCCTGCGGGGTCACACCCCGCCCTTGGGCGCCGGCGGCAGCACCGTGGCCGCGCGGGTGTATGCCGCGGTGTTCGGGTACTGCGGGGGCCGGGCCAGGCCGAGCAACCACCCGAAGCGCGGGCTGACGTGGGCTTCCAGGAGTCTGAACAGGGCGTAGTAGCCGGCGGCGAAGGCACCGGTGAGCCACGCGGTGGCCGCGGCGGAGTCGATGCCGATGCCGGCGTGCGCGAGCGCGGCAACCAGGGTGCCGACGATCAGCGGGACCACGGTCCGCCAGAGGCTGGCCAGGGTGTCGTAGATGGTCATGGGTCAGGACTCCTTGGTGAGTGCGTCGCCGAGCTCGGCGAGCGCGGCTTGTGCCCCGGCCTTCCCGGCGGCCTCGGCCTGCTCGGCTGTCAGCCCGCCGTCCTCCTGCATCGCGACCAGGACGGACTTCAGGGCGCCCGCCTCGGCGACGGCCTGCGCGAGCAGCTTGTTCTGGTTGCCGTGGACGGTGTCCATCCACCCCAGGACCGCGCCCATACGGACGGGCGCTGTGCCCTTGCCCGCGGTCTCGGTGTGGTTCCAGACCGCCGCGGCGATCTCCTGCGCTGTGGGCATGTCGTCCTCCTGGACGGTCAGGGTGGTGCCGGCCGCCCACGTGCGCAGGTCGGCCGGCGGCATGTAGATGACGGTCCGATCGAGGGGCACGGAGGTGAACTGCCAGCCCCACACCGACCGTCCGCCGACCACCGGCCGGGTAATGGTCGCGGCCTGCGCGAAGCTCCTGCCCTGCACCGGGTACGCCGGATACCAGTAGCCGTCCGTCCCGGCAGGGAAGTGCCGGGCGTAGGCGTCCCGCGGGGTGTACGCGAGGACCCGCTGCCCGGAAAACGCTGCCCGGACCAGAGCCACCCACCGGTCGGCCCATGCCTTGATCTGCGCGTCGCTGCGGCCGGTGTAGTTCCTGGCCCCGTTCGGGTACGGCTCCAGGTCGAGGATGTGCACCAGGCCGTGCCGGTTGACCGGGCGGACCGCGGCCACGTAGTTCGCGGCCTCCAAGGTCACGTCCTGGTTGGGCCAGGCGAAGTGGTAGGCGCCCGGCACAAGGCCCGCGGCCTTGATGTCGGCCAGGTGCCGCACGAACCACTCATCGTGGCTGTGCTGGCCCTCGGACGCCTTGGCGATGCCCATGTGCACGCCGAAGGACTTCCACGGCTGGTGCGAGTCCTGGTGGGACGACACGTCCACGGAGTAGCTGACGGATGCGGCCATGTGCCCTCCGGGCATACGAAAACCCCGGCCGGTCGGCACGGGGAACGGTGCTGCGGTCTGGCTACACGGCCTCGTAGATGGTGACTTCGATCTTCGTGAAGACGCCGAGGATCTGGGTGGTCACCCCGGAGCCCCCCTTCGTCCTCAGGTCGAACGTGTGTGACCCGGCCGCACCTACCGGCCCCTGCCACAGCATGCTGGCCTCGCCGAAGTCGCTGGCCACGGTGCCCGACCAGCGGGCGCTACCCGACAACGCGGAGCCGTCGAGGAAACAGCGGGTGTCGATGTTCGTGGTGCTCGTGCCGGTCGAGTCGTGGGTCACCACGGCCCGAGCCGCATAGAAGGCACCGTCCGTTTCCGTGGTCAGGGTGATGGTGCACCCGTCGATCAGCGTCTCGGTCGTGGTGACGGTCTGAGTCGTCGTGCCAGTCGCCGAGTACGGCACCGGCTGGAGGCGGTTGAGGCGGGCAGCGGTGACCCGCTCGCCTGCGAGGAATCCCATGTCGTGTGCTCCCTACAGGCTGGTGATCATCGGGTTGGCCAGCCGGATGTCCGTGCCGGCGTCCCAGCTCCTGACGACGCCGTTCACACCGCGGATGACGGTCATGGTCTGCGGGTTGCTGGTGCCTGTGCAGTCCGTGGCGGTGACGACCTCGCCGCCCAGGAGGAGGTCCACCGGGTACTGGTCGGGGTCGGTGGTCCACCGGGGTCCGGCGGTCACCGTGATGGACAGCGTGGTGTCGTCGGCGTCCACCCCGGTGGCCAGCTCCGAGCCGTCGGTGTCCGCCCGGTCGTCGCCGACGATGCCGATGGTCCACGGGGCGCCGGGCGTGCAGTTCGCCGTCGCGGTCCAGGCGGTGGGCGAGAACGTCTCGGTGTAGCCCTGGGCGAGGGCGGTGACGGTGTCGGACGGGTGCTGCGGCGGCAGGCCCGTGACCTTGGCGAGGTCGCCGCTGTCGACCATCAGCCACGCGTCGATGAGCTGCGGGGCCGTGCCCAGGTCCATGCTGATCTGCGGGTACCGCATGCCCTTCGCGGTGCCCAGGTGGACCTGCCACGCCGCGATGTCGGGCAGCTGCCCGTCTGTTTCCGGATTCACCGGGACCTGGGAGTCGTACAGGCCCGAGCGGGCGATGCTGTCCGCGTCGCTGACGGTTGCCGAGGATCCGCCGGAGCGCTGGGCGGTGATCATGTTCCGCAGGCCCTGGTCGTCCAGGGCTGGTGCGAACGGGTTGGTGATCTCGTTGACGGCGGCGTCCAGGGTGATGGCCGCGTCCTGGTTGTACAGGCTGGTGCGGGTCCGGAGCCGCAGCGCTAGCCGGGCGGTCTGCTCGCCCAGGATCCCGCCATCGGTGTCCGCGCACTCCTGCAGCAGCGTCAGGAGGGAGGCCAGGGGCTGTGGCCCCATCGGAGCGGACTGGGCCGTGTCGCCCGCGACGAGCAGCGGCATGTTCTCCTCGCCGCACAGGCGGATCGCCCGGTCGGCGGCCCGTTCCCCGTCGAAGCCGGTGTCGGCCGCGTTGAAGATGCCGGTCTGGTCGGTGGCGAACGCCGCGAGGTGCCCGATCCGCAGGCCCTGAATGGCGTTGCCGTAGGTGCAGTTCAGCGAGGTGATGCGCCCGATCTTCCCGGTGCGGGCGGTCGAGTCGAACGTGTAGGCGTCGCCGCCGATGGTGATCACCGCGAAGTGCACGGACATGGTGGTCGCGGTGACCTGGGTGGCGTAGAACGCGAGCCGGTTCCACGTGTTGAGGGTGTTCGCCGCGGGGATCGTGCTGACGTCGTCGGGCTGCGAGGGGTCCGTGAAGGACAGCGTCACCGTGAACGTGCTCGCCAGCAGGGAGATCCGTACCTGGCTGATCAGGCCGCCGGTCAGCCGGATGTCCATCACGTCCGAGGCGGACGCCGGTCCGGTGTCGCACCGGTACACGAACTCGGTGCGCCACCCGTCGGGTGTCCCGGTCGGGGCCGGGACGGTGGCGGTCAGGGTGGCGCTGGTGCCGGTGGATGGGAGGGCGTCCGAACCGGGCAGGGTGCTGTCGCTGGCCCATGTCACCCCGGTGACTGCCGCCGGGCGTCCGCCGGGTAGCCCGGAGGCGGCCTGGGTGGATGCGGCGCCGTCCTCCATGGGCCAGTACGCGAGGATGTCGGGGTCGGAGGGGATACGGCGGCGCAGCGTGGACTGCAGGGGCGAGTTGCCCTGGCCCATCCGCTGCAGGAGTCCTGAGGCGTTCACGGTGACCCGCGATTCACCGGGGTAGTCCCGGTCGGGGTTGGAGAGGTCGCCGTAGGGCCAGGTGGGCAGCCAGCGGGTTGCGGCGGCGGTGATCCGCGGGTACCAGCGGGTGGCCTCTGCCGGTGCGGTGACGGTCCAGGTGCGGCCGTCGTCGCCGGTGAAGGTGACGGCGTTCTCCTCGATGTCGGCGGCGGTGATCTTCGCGACGACTGTGCCGTCGATGCCGTCCCGTACTTCCAGGCCGTGCAGCCTGCCGACGGGGACGGTGTCACCGCTGAGCATCGGGTGGGTCAGGTCTCCGACCTCGATGTCGGCCGTGCAGGGGAACAGGGCCGAGGCCCCCGCCAGCGGCACCGGGTCGCCGAGCGGCACCCATGTGTCGTCCAGGGTCGGGGCGGTCCAGAAGTACGCGACCAGGCCGCCCGATCCATCATCGACGTCGACCGCGGCGCGGACTGCGAGCCGTCCGGACGGCGGGATCACCAGCAGCTGGTTGGGCCACAGCTCCACGGTGCTGGTCGAGGACTCCCGCCAGACGACGTAGAACTGGCCGTCGCCGGTGACACCGATCTCCCACGACTGGGCCGTGCCGGCACCGGCCTTGGACATCAGGGCGACCTGGCGGCCCGCGACGCGCCACTGGGTGAGCGTGACGTCGCAGCGCAGGTCGAAGTCCCCGGTGAATTCCAGGTCGCTGCTGGTGGGTGTGCTGATGCGGGCGCCGGTTCCTGGCAGGTCCAGGAACGTCGTGGACCCGCGCAGGGACTCCTGTAGGGGCACGCCCTGGACGATGTTCGGGTAGTGCGCCCCCGTGGCCAGTTCGGGGGTGTAGTCGCCGTTGGGGTTGTCGAACATCAGGCTGATGCTGCCTGGGGTGACCGCGCCGGCCTCGGCGGAGCGCCCGCGGCTGATGGTGATGTCCTGGGCGGGCACGTCGGCCGACACGTCGGTCCATGTCCAGGTGCCGGGGTCGGCGGTGACGTCAGCGCCGAACGCCAGGCGGGTGCGTTGCTCCAGCCGGTCGTCGGGAAAGGCCATCTACGCCCCCGTTCCCAGTAGCTTCTGTGCGGACCCGCCGCCCTGGTTGCGGACGGCGTTCTGCAGCCACGCGAGCAGGGCGTGGTCGAGGCCGCCGGCCTGGATCGTGACGACCGGTGCGGTTGCCGCGGCCGGGCGGTACGCCGCGGCGGAGGTGGGCAGGCTGGTGGACGTCGACTCCATGAGGGAGCCTGCCGCGTCTGTCACGGTCGAGGTCTGCGAGGTCATGCCCTCGGCGAACCCGGTGACCAGTGCCTTGCCGCGGTAGGGCGTCCAGCCGTGGCCGCTGAACGGGCCGACCTTGGCAGGACTTCCCGGGAACCAGCCGCTGACCGAGGACACGATGCCCTTCGCTGCGGAACCGACTGCGCCGAGCTTGGACTTGATGCCCGAGATGAAGCCATCGATCAGGTGTTGCCCGGACTTGTAGAGCAGGGAGCCGATGTTTCCCAGCGCGGACACGATCCGGGACGGCAGGCCGGCGACCCAGGTGACGATGTCCTTACCGGTGGCGACCACGGCCCGGTAGGCGGACTTGAAGCCGTCTGAGATCTGCGACCAGTAGTGGACGATCGCCCAGACAGCGAGGCCGATCGGGCCGGTCAGGATGCCGAGCAGCAGCGGCCAGTGGGCCTTCGTCCACCCGATGATGTTGCTGATCGTGCCGGTAATCCAGTTGATCACGGCCGTCCAGATCCGCACCGTCCAGTCGCGGATGGTGTCCCACTTCAGGATGATGAACGCGGCGATGCCGGCAACCGCAGCGATGGCAAGGCCGATCGGACCGAGCGCGATCAGCCAGGCCGCGGCCATCTGCCCGGCCCGGATCAGGGACTGGATCCCCATGAGCGCCCACCCGGCCACGATGATCGCTGCACTCGCGATCGAGGTGGCGGCCGAGGCGACCCACCCGGCGATGATGCCGACGTTCGCGACGGCGGTCCGGGCGGCCGAGGCGACCGCGGCGGCGCCCTGGGCGATCCACCCGCCGATGACCGTGGTGGTGGTCGTCACCGCGGTGGTTGCCAGGGTGATCATGGTGGGCAGCATCACCGTGGTGATGATCCCGGCGGCGATCTCCAGCTTGCCCTGGTTGTCCTGCACCCAGTGGCCGGCGGTCTTCAGCTTCTCCCCGAAGTCCTTCACGTAGCCGCCGGCGTGCTCCAGGACCGGCAGCACCTTCGTGCCCAGGACTTGGACGAAGGCGTTCTCCGCGCGGCGCTTGAACACCTCGATCCTCGTGGAGGCGTTGTCGCGCAGGTCGTCGCCCATGGTCGTGGCAGCTCCGGTGACCTGGCCGAGGGCGTCGACCGCGCTGGAAGGGTCCAGAGACATGAGGGCCTTCTGCATGTCCTCGGACTGGGTACCGAAGATGTCGGCGGCCACGCTCGCCTTGGTGGCGTTGTCCGGGTAGGCCTTGAGCTTGTCCAGGGTCAGCTGCAGGGCATCTGCCGCGGGCTTCCCGCCGGCGGCGATGTCCTTGGCCATCTGCTTGGCGTTCAGGCCCAGCGCCTTGAACCCGGCCGGCGCTGTCGAGGTGATGTCCCGTGCCCGGAGGTTGAACTCCTTCAGCGAGTCCGCGACCAGGTCGCTGTCTCGGGCGCCGCCTTGCAGGCCCTGCTGGATCAGGCCCATGGCCTGCTTGCCGGTCAGCCCCAGCGCCTGGAACTGCACCGAGTATTCGTTGACGGTGTCGGTGAGGTCGTCGCCCTTGGTGCCGGCCAACTGGAAGCCGCGGGTGAGGATGTCCGTGGCTTCCTGGGCGTTCTTCGCCAGCCCGGTCCGCAGCATCTGCGACACGGCGTTGGTGACGCCGCCGACGTCCTGGTCGAACGTCGCCGCCAGGTCCGAGACGTTGGTGGCGATGGACTGGATCTGCTTGTTGGTCGCCTCCGGCGGCGCCAGGCCCGCGGACACCACGGCCTTGACGGCCTCCGCGGCGCTCTCGAAGTCCTCGGTGACCGCGTTGGCGTACAGGCCGCCCGCGATCTTCCCGTATTTCTGGGCGACCGCAGGTGTCGTGCCCAGCTGCGCGGCGAGCTTGCCCTCGACCTTCTCGCGGCCCATCGCCTCGGACAGGCCGTGCGCCAGCAGCGCCCCGGCGGCGACACCGACAGCGGCCACGCCGAGCTTGAACTTCGCGCCGAAGCTGCTGCTCGCGTCCTCCCCTGCCTGCGCCGCGGGCCGCTCCAGCCCATCGGAGAGGGCCTGCCCGGCGGCAGGGCCGAAGCCCCGCATGCTGGGCACGAGCCGCACGAACGCGACGCCGACTTCCTCACCCGTGCTGGGCATGCGGGCCTCCCTCTATGTCGTTGTCGCAGGGGCCGGCCGCAGCCGGGCCAGTACCTCGATCACCTCAGCGGGTGTGCGGTCGGTGCGCCCGGTGCGGACCCCGCGCGGCTTAGCCAGGGGGCTGAGCGGCTTGGGCCGGTTGCGGCCCTTCGCGCCGTCCTTGGAGGCCATCCAGTTCGCGGTGCGCAGCTGGTCGACGGCCAGAAACAGCAGGTGTTCGCCGGTGCTGTAGCCGTCGCCCCCGGCGACGTGCGCGGTGGCGCTGTGCGGGTCGGCGCACAGGGCTGCGTGCAGCCATGCGATGCGCCGCAGCGTCAGCTGCCCGAGGTCGGCCGGCTGCCCGCGAAGGGTCAGGTCTACCTGGAGCGCTTCTTGCGCGGCCGGGTCGGCGAGGACGGCGAGCGCTCTTTTCCCGCGCGCCCGTGCCGCAGCCAGGTTGCGGCGAGTTCTTCGGCGATGCCGTTGGGCAGTTCCATCAGCGCCGCGTAGGAGTCGGGGTCGGCGATCTCCTCCATGACCGTGGCGTCGCCTTCGTTGAAGCGCTTGGTCTGCTCGCCGGTCATCGAGGCGACGTTCGGCAGGCGATACGTTTCACCGTCCAGGCCGATGAACTCGAAGTCGGACCAGCTGGCCTCATCGGCGAGCTGCCGGGCGTCGAACACCATGTGCGGATCTCCTTGCTTGAGGTGCGGATCAGGTGGTGACGCCCCGGGGGCACTCCGCACGAGATGCCCCCGGGACGCGATCAGGACTCGCCGACGATGTCCGTGCCCCACGCGGCAGAGTTGGAGAACTTGCTCATCAGGACGTTGTTGCTGTCCGGGAAGGCGGTGATCGTCACCGGGTACATGACAGCGTCGCCGTTCTTGTACGGGACGTCGCCGCGGTCGGTGAGCTCCCCGTTGGGGATGTAGATCCGGATGACGTCGTCGCCGTCGAGGACGTTCAGGACGAAACTACGGCGGTCGGACGCGGGCGGCTTGACGTCGATCTTCCACTCGTCGGCGCCGTTGGCCTCGACGAACGAGCCCGGGTAGAACAGCTCCAGGTTGGAGCCGCGGGTCTGCAGCAGGGTGCACGCCAGGGTCAGCGTGGACTCGGTGCGGGTCGCCCGGACGGTGGTGGCGTTCTGCCAGGCCACGATGGTGTCGACGGAGTCGTCCCAGGTCTCGGTGACGCCGTCGTCGGTGACGTAGCCGTGGCCGAGGAACGCGGCGTTCAGGGCGGTGCTGCTGTTGGTGGGGGCGGCGGTGGCGAGCGGCGCCGAGAACATCTCGCCGGTGATGCCAACCCGGACTTCGTCTGCTGCCAGTGACACGGGGGTCTCCTCACGGTGAATGGTGGTCCCCGGGCGTGCGGAATTCACCGGGAGGACAGGGGTTATGGGGCGGGGCTGATCACCGCGTTGGCGCGGAGATCGAGGGCATAGGTCGACCAGGTGCGGGGGCTGTTGGTGACGGGGTCGTCGTCGAGGCGCGGGGCCAGGAACTCCTGCACCCGGTAGCACATGACGCCCAGCAGGTTGGTGCCGGCCAGCGCCCACACAGCGGTGCGGACGGCGGCCGCGAGATCCGTGGCGTCCTTGTCGGTGGGCGCCCAGGTCCAGATATCCATGCGGGCGCTGTCCCGTACTGGCTCGATGGCGTTGCCGCCGACACGGCGCACCTGGACGAGCTTGGCGGGGCGCGGGTCGGGCACCCGGGACACGACGGCCACCGGGGTCAGCAGCGGCGTCAGGTAGGTGTACAGCAGGGCGTTGGGATCGGGGAACGGCATGCTGCCTCCCGGTTCAGTCGCGGGCGGCCGACATGGCGCCGCGGAAGTACCCGTGCTCCTGCTCGACCCGCAGCGACCGGGGGTGCACGGCGACGATGGTCGCTCCCGCACGGCTGCGGCCGATGTAGGTGTCGGCGATGACCCGGACGGGGGTGTCGGTGCCGGAGTCGGCGAGGGCCGATTCGTAGTAGGGGCGCGCCCAGTTCGCGACGGCGGTTGCCCGGCGCAGCAGGTCGTTGCGGACCCCGTTGGACTTGAGCAGGGCCGCGGCGCCGGGGCTGTTGAGCCGGAAGGACTCGATGACGTTCGCCATGCCGATCACCCGTCCACGATTTTCAGAGCCAGCTCGGTGTGGTGTGGTGCACTGCCGCCGGTGGCGGCCATCTGCAGCGGGTTGAACAGCGGCGCGGGCTGACCGTCGAGTTCGAAGACCATCAGCCCGTCCGGGCCGGTCCACTCGATGCGTGCGCGCCGGTCGATCGGGCTGTGGTTCGTGACCAGCAGCCACTTGGCCTGCAACGGGTCCGCCCCGGCGACAGGGATCTGCGCACGCTGGCTCTGCTCCAGCCACGCCCGCACCCCCGTGGTGCGGGCGGCCGCGTCCCCGTAGTCGTAGACGGTGCTGCCGTAGGAGTCCGTAGACGTCGCCGGTGTCACCACCGTGACCGTGTGCGGCAGGAGTCGGCCAGGAACCTGGGCGCTGCTCATCCGGCCTCCACCCCGATCGTCCCGGCGCGCCGCGGCCCGTAGCGGCGCACCGCCTTCTCGTCGGCGTCCGTCATCGTGACGGTCGCACCGGGGGCGCCGCCGCCCTGCTGCAGCTGGTAGTTGTACGACCCGATCCGCTCGGCGACCATGCCCGCCGTCATCGACGGGGACAGCAGCGTGCGCAGGGCCATCGCGCACACGGTGGCCACCACGATGGCGGGAACGGTGGTGTCGCCGTGGTCGTAGACGACCTGGTAGGTGTCCGGGATGCTCCGGTCGCGCCAGGCCGCCGTCGACCAGTCCGGGTGGAACTCCCCCCATGTCAGGTCGACCTTGTCGCGGCCGTCCCACGACCAGCCGGTCATCGGCGTGGTGCTGGTGCCGTCCGGCGCGACAACGGACACCGAGGTGACCGCGGTGACGGGGCGCTGCGGGAGGCGCAGCAGTACGCCGACCGGGCGCAGCACAATCGCGTCGCCGGTGACGGCGGTGAAGTTCTGCCGGGTGAAGTCCCGTACCAGGGCGGAGGCGTCGGCCAGGAGTGCTGGTGCGCGGGCCTCTTCGTCGTCGGTCAGGTCGCGGCCGAGCCGGGCCTCCAGGTCCGCCTGTGTGGCCAGGTCCGTCACGGTCCACCCCCGTCCAGGCTGAGCAGGAATTCGGCGTGCAGGCGCCCGCCGTGCCCGCGGGTCGCGGTCGGAAGGATGGTGTCGATGAACGCCGCGGCGTCCGCATCGATGCCGTCCGCGGCGCCCTTCTCCAGCAGGCCGGGCAGGTCGCCTGGTGCGTCTGCGTGCAGGCCCAGGCGCTGCCGGTAGATGTGCGCCTCCAGCGTGGCGCCGCCCTCGCGCTCCCGGTTGCGCTGCCCGGTCAGCCAGGTGGGAAACACCACCGGCAGGCCGAGCGCCCACGCCTCGTAGATCGTGGAGCCGCCGTCCGCGATGACGACGTCGGCGCCGGCGTACTCGGTGAGCGTGGCCCGCCGGTCCGGGCGGTGCCGCGGGTGCGGCGCCTCCACCACGTCGAACTGCTGCGGGTCGAGCAGGGACAGCACCTTGTCCCGGTGCCACCACGATGTCGCCCCCGCGCCCGGGGCCTGGCGGTTGCCGTTGACGTACCGCTCACCGCCACCGCCGTGCGTGGGCGCCCACACCACCCGGATCCGCCCGTCCCGTACCGGCGCCTCGATAAGCCCCTGGAACAGGGGGTCCAGCTTGGGGTAACCCAGCTCCCGGATCCGCGACCCGGGGAACCCGCCAGTGGTGAAGCGCTGGGTGTAGGCCGGGCCCGGCGAGGTCAGCCAGTGGTACGTGTTCGCTTTCAGGCCCTGCCGGTAGGACTTGTCGGCGATGCCGTGGGAGATCATCACCCCGATCCGGCCGATTTCCCGCCGCCCCTGCAAGTACCGGCCGCGGGTCGCAAGGTAGACGTTCACCGCGTCCCGGCGGGGCTGACGCTCGATGACGTAGGAGCCGTCGGGCATGTGGGCCAGGATCGGAGCGATGTACGCGTCGATCATCCCGCCGGGCACCAGGGCGCCCGCCTGGTCGTCCCAGCCGGTGGAGTTCGAGCAGAACACGATCACGCTGTGGCCTCCCTCCTGCGGACCACGAGCAGCCCGCGCCGGTCCGGGTGCCTTCCCCACGGAGTGAACTGCCGCCCCGCCCAGTCCCAGCCGTCGGTGTCCAGCACCACCGCGGCGCCGGCCTCGACACCGAACTCGAGGTTCCCTGCGTCGTGCAGGGCCACCACCGCGTCGTCGGCGAGATGTGGCAGCCACGCCGCCAGGTCCGCAGCCACCGCATCCGCGGAATGCTCGGCATCGTGGAACAGCAGCCCAACCGGGGCACCACTCCACTTCGCCGCACACGACGCCGCGTAGCCCCGCTTGACCGTCAGCACGCCCGGTGTCGCACCGATCGCAGCCATATGGTCGCGGAACCTGGGGTAGGCGTCGGTGTACTCCGCAGAGGAGGGGGCGTAGCCGTCCTTGCGCATGCCCCACGGGTCGACGGTCGTCAGGTGCGCCCCGTGGCCGTCCTGCGCGCCGAGCAGCAGCCACCCCGTGGACCGGCCGCAGAACGCCCCGCACTCGACGATCTGCTGCCCCTCGGGGACAACTGCGGCCAGGGCACGCAGGATCAGCAGCGCGGAACGCTCGACCTGCCCACGGGCCCGTTTGCGGTCGGTCACCAACTGCTCGGCGATCGGCATCGGTCAGGACTCCTCTGCGGTGGCCAGCCCGGTGATCTTGCCGTGGGCCAGCTCGTTGCCGTACTCCAGGCCGATCTCGCCGTAGATCTGCGCACGCTGCGCCGCACCCTGCTGCGCCAGCGGCTCGACGAACAGGAAGCCCTTGTCCGGGACCAGCAGGAAGCACGGCTGGCACTGCTCCAGCGACACCACAGCGACCGTGTCGGTGGGCATGTAGCGGTTGAGCATCACGTTCAGCTCACCGAAGTCGGTGATGATCGTGGTGACCGCGACACCGCCGATGTTGCGGGTCTGCTCCTGGTACCGGGCGTCCGTGATGAACACCTCGGTCAGCCGCCGCTTCTGGTAGCCGTTGCACATCAGCGCCGCGGTCTGCGACTGCATGATGCCCCCGGCCTCCCACACCATCTGCAGGACGTCCAGGACCAGGTCCTTGGACAGCTGCGCGCCGGCCGCCGCGACGACGTTGGTTGCGATCGCAGCGAGGATGCCCTTCGTCTTGCGCGCCGAGGCGTTCGTCGCCGGGTTCGCGAACGTGCCGTTGACGAACGTGGTCTCGACGTCGCGGGCGATCTGCACCAGGGCCTGACGGATCTGCCACTGGTACTCGTCCATCACCGGGTTCGGCCCGGCGATACCGACCGCGCCCGGGTTGGCCGAGCCGGTGGAGTTGAACTGCCCGGTTGCGGCCATCTTGGTGTAGCTGATCTCGATGGCTTCCTGGTGGATCTCCAGGACGTTCGTGACGTTGAACCGCACCCTCGACTCGGCGGTCGGCGCGTTCGCACCCTCCAGCCGCTGCCGGTCGGTCGCCGCGTCCCGCAGGTCGTAGCCCTGCCACTGGAACAGGGTGCTGGTGACCTGCTTGCCGCCGGACAGGCCTCCGATCGACGACAGGAACGGGGTGTCCATCGGGGACGTGGCGAAAAGGTCGCCCACGTAGTTCGGCAGGTTGAACGTGGTTCCCTGCCCGGTGATGCCAGCCACAAGGGGCTCCTTTTCTGGGCAGGGAGTCCTGCCGCTACTTGTTCGGGTTGGTCAGCGCCATCAGCTGCGCGGTCTTCAGCCGTGCGGCCTCGTCCCACTTGCCGGCCTTCTCCGCCGCGGCGATCTGCTCGGCCACCGTGGGATCGGGCGGGTTGGGCATGCCGCCCGGCCGCAGGTTCTCGACCGGCCGCCGGCCCTTGGTCTGCTTGCCGTCGCCCGCGGAGGTCCCGCCGAACGTGGACAGCAGGTCGTCGGCGTCGGCCTCCAGCTCGTCCTTCGTCGCCCCAACCAACCGCTTGGCCTGCGCCGGGGTGAGACCCTTGGCGGTGGCGACTTCCAGGCGTAGCGCCTTGGTCTCCGCCTCGATGGCGCGCTTCTCTGCCGCGGTGAGCTTCTCGTTGAGCTTCTCCGCCTCGGACTTCTTGGCGTCTTCGAGCTGCTGCGCCTTCGCGGCGAGCGGCTCCAACTCCTTGAGCCTGGCCTCCAGCTCCTTGCGCTGCTTTTCGGCCTCGCGCCGTGCCGTGCGTTCGGCGGCAAGGGCCTGCTTGCCCGCGTCGCCCAGTTCCCCGCCATCGGCGGCCGGTTGCGGCTGCTCGCCTGTCGCAGGCGGCTGCTGCTGGTTGTTCTCCTGCTCGTCAGCCATCGCAGCTGATCCCTCTCGTTGGTGCATCCGCCATCGCGGCGGCAGCCCCGCAGGTCGCGGGGACGTCTATGTGGTGGCCTGACCGGCGACGAAGGTCCGCCAGGCGTTCAGGGCGTCCGTGCCGGACTGCCCGCCGGTCGCCTGCTGCCACTGCTGCTGCAACTGCCGTACCTGCGGCGGTTCCGGCTCGTGCCGGTACAGCAGCTCGGGGGTGCAGGAGCACCGGTCGTGGGCGCGGAAGTCCGCGGACTGTCGGGAGTACACGGCGCCGCGGCCGATCAGCATCAGGCAGAACGCGCACGGTGAGGAGCGGCCGGCGACCCGGCGCCACCCGGCGACCTGCGATCGGCCCGAGAACGTGTTCATCGTGGTCTGCCGCGAGCCTTGCAGGACCAGGCGGGTTGCCGCGCCCTGCAACTGGGTGGCCATCACCCGGGTGGCCTGCGCCTCGCTGCCCGAGATGGCCATCTGTGTCTTGAACGCCACCGGCCCTACGACTCGCAGTGCCGCGGCCACCTGCGCGGCATCAGGCTCGGCGAGGATCGGTGCCAGGTTCACGCCTTCCAGCGCCGCGTGCTGGGTCAGGTAGCCGCGGGCCAGCTTCGCCAGCGCCGACTGCCCGGTCAGGATCTCCGTCTGGACCTGCGCGGAGATGGAGTCCCACCAGCTGTCGATGTCGCTGGTGTCCGCACGCATCGCCGTGACCCGCAGGCGTCGGGCGATCAGCTCAGCTACCTTCAGTACCTGCGACTGGAACTGCCGTGTCAGGGCCTGCGCCTGCGGGTTCGCCACCGGGCACCCCCTCTTCCGTACCCGGCGCCGGAGCACCCTGGGCGCCGGGCGGCTCGTTGCCGAGTATCTGTTTGAGGTCGCCGAGGGCGTCACGGTCGCCGGCCATCTGCCGCCACCGCTGGATGTCCACCTCGGTCACGCCCGGGATCTTCTCCCACAGCGCCTCGGGCGGGACGTCCAGCAGCTGAGCAAGCTTGCCCAGCGCGTCGGCGATCTGCGCCAGCGACCTGGGGGTGGTGTCACGCCAGACGACCTGCGCGGAGGTGTCCTCCCAGGTGGCCTCGTCCCCCATGGCCTTGCCGCACAGCCGCAGCAGCTGCTCGGTCGACTCCCCGAAGCTGGTCTTGTGGTCGCCAATGTCGAGCTGGTGGCCGGCCTCCAGGGCGGCCAGCGCCTCCGCGGAGACGTTGGACACGCTGTTGCCGACGACGAGGGTGTGCGGCGGGATCTGCCGCACCGAGCTGATGAACAGCAGCGTCTTGTCCCGGGAGTCCAGGTAGCCGCCGAGGTTCGTCTCGGCGAAGTCCCCGAACTTCGTGTCCGGGCTGTCGGACTGCCAGACCCGGTTGACGGCGGCGTTCCACGGCTCGACCGGGTTGCCGTCGTCGTCCTCGGGCAGCGCCATGCCCGTCACCCAGCGCTGCCGGAACGCGGCGTACTGCTGCGCCATCAGCAGGCCGAAGGTGGTCTGGTTCAGCTGCCGCTGCGCCGGGATCATCGGGTAGACGATGCCCTCCGGGCCGTCGTCCAGGTCCTCGAACGAGTCCAGCCACCGCACCACCGGACACACCCCGAGGCCGTGTTCCTTCACCTCGACCTTGGAGTAGTCGATGGCGACGCCCTCGAACGGCAGCGGATCCGTGCGCTCCCCCGTCTGCTGCGGCGTCACCACGTCGGAGGGCACGTCCACGCTGTAGGTGTAGACGTCGTCGTAGATCGTCACCGGGGTGACCATCTGCGTCGGCGTCCCCGACTCGATGACCGGCCGCGGGATGCCGATCGACATCGCGTACTCGGCCCACTCGTCGTTTACCGGATCCTCGTACAGGGCGACCAGGCGCCGCGGACTGTAGGGGGTGATGCACGGCACCGGGTCACCCGGCAGGACCGTGGCGTAGGACCACCCGTACTTCAACGCCGACCGGTACAGCCCGGACTGTCGGGCGTCCATCCGGTTGGGCTGCCACACCGCATCCCACACCGGGGAATTGTCCAGGGAGGTCGAGGGCCGGTACCCGTCCACGAACAAGCCCTGCGCCACCGACTTCACCAGCAGCGGCAGGATGTTGAACTTCGCCTGGTCGACGAGCTTGCGGTACTCCCGCGTCGCCGACGTCGGCACGTACAGGTCGCACACCCGGTCGCGGTAGTAGGAGTGCACGGTGGCCAGACGGCCCATCTCCGCACGCCGCCCGGCCAGCAGCCACGACACGACCTTGCCGAGCTGGTCGGCGTTCATCGCCTCGGCCACAGCGATCACCCCCACCCTCGGACCCGGCCGGCCCGCTTCTTCGGGCCTGCGTTGTGTTTCGCCCAGGCCGGGGACGCCAGCAGCATCCGCCGTGCCATCCGTGCGCCGATCGCGCACACCGCCAGGTCGATCTTGCGGGGCGACTCGCGCCCCTCCTTGCTGATGGACACCCCGTACCGGTTCGGCCGGCGGCGCGCGTTCAGGACGTGCCGGGCCAGCCGGGAATCCCCGTCGTGCGTCAGCTCCTGCTCGCGGATGTCGATCTCGGCCCGCTCGCAGGCCTCGGTGAAGTCCCGCACGTGCCCGCGCATGTCCCACGCCACCGCGTGCGCCGCCCGGCCCAGGCTGGCCTGGATCACCAGGCGCTCACCGAAGTCGGCGGCCCAGGCGTCGATGTACGTCTCGAACTCGGCGACGTCCCCGAAGAACGCCACCACCTGCCGCTGCTCGAAGGTCTGCCGCACCACACGATCGACGTCGGCGCGGTCGACCTGCCAGCCCTCGCCGACCTGCCCCTGCGGGCGCTCCCAGCAGCCGATGACGAACAGGTGCCCGTCCGAGACGCGGCAGCCCACCAAGCCGGTGGCGTCGTCGCTCTTGGACCCGTCGAAGAACATCACGATCGGGTCGGAGTCGGCGACCACCGTCCCGGGCTGGGCGCACGCAGCCCACTCCGGGTGCGTCGTCCACGCGTCGCGGGCCGCCGTCGGCTGGTTGAAGAAGTACCGGCGGGAGTCCTCGATGTCCTTCTCGATGTTCCAGAACTCGTTCTCGACGATCCCGTCGAGGTCCAGGACGTCCCCGAACGGCCCGTACACCTCCCGCAGCGCCGTCTTGATCGCGTCGCCGTCGGTCAGGTCCACGTCCGCCGGCGCCTCGCGGTGGTCGAACAGCAGGCGCGAGGCCCGCGTCTTGCCCTCCGCGATCAGCTTCGCCCGCTCGTGGGTCTTCTCCGCCACCGAGTTGTCCCCGGGCTGGTACATCGTCGTGGTCTGCAGCGCCCACGGCTGCGCGTCCTTGCGCTTGCGGCAGTTGCGGTCGACCGTGGTGTACATGCGGCGCAGCTCCGGCGTGACGTACAGGTGCGTCTCGTCGAAGATCGTGCAGGTCTCCTTGCCGCCGTCCTTCGACGACGACGATGCGGTCGACGGGCGGATCTCCCCGCCGCCGGGGATGAACGTGCGGGTGATGCCCGCGGCCCCGCCGGGAAGGTCCTCCCCAAGCGGCCCCTCGGAGAGGTTGAAGTAGATGTTGTCGTAGGTGTTCCCGGCCTGCTCCTCCTCCGTGGCCAGGCACCGGACGAACGGGTACGTGATCCGCCGGCCCATCGCCTCACCGGGCTTGTACCGGTAGCGGAAGCCGTTCCACTCGAAGACCTCGCCGCCCTCGGCCCACCCGGCGAACCGGCACGGCCCGAACGCCTCGAACAGCCCGATGAACGCCGCCAGCTCCGACTTGGCGCGGCCCTTCGCCCGGGAGATGACCGCCGAGTCGTAGGTCTTCCGGCCGTCGCCCCGCAGGGCGTAGGCGTCGACCACGAACCCGCCGAACTCCCCGTCGAGTTCCACCGGGTCGCCCTGGATGTCGCCGGGGCCGTGTACGCACCAGCGCTCGATCCACGCCCACGCCAGCATCCCAAGCGACCGCTCCCGGTCATGGTCCGGGGCCAGGATCAGCTCACGAGGCATCGGTCATCCGCCGGCGCCGCGCCTCCGTCATGTCCGTCACACCGGCCGCCTGCTCCGGTGCGCGCGACCGCGGCGCCTCGACCTTGATGCGCGCCCGCATCCGGTCGATGTGCGTGGCACCGAGCAGCGACTCGTTGAGCCGGATCTCCGCCAGCAGCTTCGTGGTCGGCTCCGCCCAGAACTCGTCGACGATCGGCGCGAGCATCGCCAGGCGCTGCCAGTCCGTACCGGTGAACACCGGCGCCTGCGGCGACCTGCGCCACGTCTCGTACCAGGCGATCGTCTGCGGCCCGTACAGGGCCGCCTGGGGCAGCTCCGGGCCGTACACCTCGCCCTCGTCGGCGACGGTGACGGCGTGGTCGGCGAACTCGTCCTCGTTGCGGCGCCGCTTGTGCTCCGACGGCGGGGGGCCATGACCAGCCACGGCGGTCACCCCCTCGTCGTCAGGTCAGCGAGTCGACCAGTTCTGTGATGTCCGCCAGCTTCACCGGCGCGTCCTCGAACCGGGTCCCGGTCACCGCGATGTACCGGCCCTGCCCGTACACCTCGACGGCCGAGCCGTCCCGGCGGATACGGCGGCCGTGCTCCAGCGTCCCGCGGCCCCACAGGTGCAGGCCCGTACCGGACGCCGACACCTCCACGAACGTCGCCGGGCACCGGTCCAGCAGGACCCGCGCCCAGTCGGCCAGGACCCCATCAGTGAGGCAGTGGTCGAGGTCCACGCACACCACACGGTCACCGGGCGCCAGGACGTAGCCCAGGCCGGCGCCGACCTCCGAGGTGGCGGCTGCCCGGTACGTCGTCCAGGTGCCCGGCTCGGTCACCGACGCGTACCCGCCGTCCAGCCGCCGCGGCGCCTTGCGCTCATCCGCCCGCACCCACCGGCGCCGCCGGGTCAGTTCCGCGGGCAGCACTACGGCGTCCTGGCGGGCACGGTGCGCGGCAACCCGGCACCTGGTCGAGCAGAAGTGCGGCACCCGGCCGCGGCCACCGACGGGCAGCCGCGCCCCGCACCGCTCGCACCCCGTGTCTGCCATGCCAACAGGATACCGTGAGCGTGTAACGATTAGAAGCTCTGACCTGCGAATACATGCCATGTGCCGCAAGCGTCTGATCAGGCATTTTGCAAACCCGCAGGTCAGAGGGGTACCCAGACCCGTACACGCCGCGAGGTGCT